CCCCAAACCTTTGCGCGTTCCTGACGAAGTTGTAAAGCTGTCATTTTAAGTGTTTTTTATATTAAAAGTTGCTTTTGCTGGAAGGCGAAATCGTCATCCGCAATGGCTTGAAAGTCTGTTTTTTGTTCTTCGGGCAGGTTTTCCGCATCGCGCTTGCTGCGCTGCATATTTGCCGCCCCTATCACTTGTGCCTGTGTATTTATTACCGTTTTTAGCGCCTCGATTGCTGCGTCGCAATCCATATCCATTTTATCATACAGCATCGAGTTTGCGCTGTCTATTTTGGCGTATTCCTCGCACATCTCACAGCACCTTTTGCAGTACCCAATTACCCAATTCGCCTCCTGAATAAAAGAGGCCATATTTGACACGATGTAGGCCATGCCGCCATTGTCGCGCTGCTCAATTTCCGAAACGTCTTGCAGTGCTTCCAAAGAGCGAAGCGACGCTTTTGCAATTGTCGTATCAGGGTAGGCGGGTTCGGAAACCGGCCCCATTTCATAAATCCCATTGAATTTGGTTACTTCGCGGAACGCCATACCGTTTTTTACACTCCAGCGGTCGCCGCCTTCTTTGATGTCGAATTGAAAAGACGAACCCTGTGTGTCACGCCGGGAAACGCTTACCAGAACATCCTGTCCGGTTGGGCTGTCGGGCAGGTCGGTTTCGTACCACACGCCTACACTGTCCACGCCTACGCGCATCGTTCCCGAACGGGTATTCCCAAGCAGTCGGTCGCTTTTGTGGTTGTGCATGGAGAGCATGGAGCGAAGGTCAACACCTTGCACGGCTTCCGGTAGAATTACCTCCCGGAACGTTCTGCCTCCAGCCCAAAGCGGCTCACTTTCCCGGTTGAACACAATCCCGTAACCCCGGATCGTGCGGCTGCCTTCACCTACCACAACGGCCTGCGTTTCCGGCAAAACCATAAACCGGGTTTCCATATTAGTTTCCTGCCTGCGGTGTTCCATCTTCTGTGTTTTTATCGGTTGAGGTATCACCGGGCGTTCCCGGTTTTTCGGGCGCTTCCGGCGCTTGTATCGTCCCATCTTCGGCTACGTTTGTTGTGCCGGACGGAGCGAAGGGCGTGCTGCCCCAAGTGGCATCGTTCATGTTTAGGATTTTGCGCACATCGTTGGGGCACATTACAAAGCCTTTGAGCATTTTTTCGTAAAACTCCCCTTGTGATTTCATATCACCTCTCAGTAACCCGGAAAGGTCGAAGCGGTGAAAAATAGACCCGGACTGTTTTTCGTCGTTGGTCAGGAGTTTTACGTCGCATTCCTGCTCGAAATTCTGCGCCCACGGGGCAAGGCAATATTTTACAAAACCGTTATCCATCATTTCAATGTTGTTGAAAGTGGAGCGGTCGAGTACGTTTATCATGTGGGCGGGTACGCCGAAAATCCGGCAGGATTCGTATGCCTGGAAAGTGCGCGTTTCGTTGAGCGCGGCTTCCTGCGGGTTGTTTTTGACCGGCTGGAATTTCATACCAGCGTCAAGAACCATCGTGCTGCCGACGTTTCTGATACCGGTGTGTTTTGCATTGATCTTATCCTCCAGTTGTTGCCGTTGGAGTGGAGTAAGTCCGCCAGGGTACTCTACCACTCCGCCTACGGCTGCGTTATTATGGTAGAAATTACCGCCGTAACTTGTTGCGTCAATCGACATATTTATCGACGCACTGAAATTGCTTGCAACGTCAAGACCGCCGTCCCATCCGTCCAAAGTCATGCCGCGAAGGTGTAAAACCTCATACGGGAAAAGGATTTCCTCCTGCACATAAGCGCCTACCCGGCGGTGCCATACATAGTACACCTTTCCGTTTTCAGACGGATAGATCCAGTAGTCATCCGGCGGCATCCTTTCCAGCGACGCGGCCCGGCCATTCCCTTTGAAAGTGATTTTTGCACACGCATTCCCAAAACAGGCATCAGCGAACATATCCCGGCGGAAATTAAAGGCCGTCACAAGTGGCGACGGCTCCAGGGTTTCCATTACATACAGCGGGTGTGTGGTTGCTGGTTCGGCCCCGTTTGTTGTGCGGCGGAACGGCTCGAAAGGAAGAGAGGCAAGGGTTTTGGAAACAACGTCAACGGCAGCGTAAATAGACGGTACCGTGAGGGCTTTTTTGCGGGTAACTGTGCCCGACCCCGTAAACATGGCGTTGTATTCGGCTCCCCAAGGAGCGTATGCGGCTTGCTGATTTTGTAGGCTGCGCACTTCATTCTCCAACGCGATTTCGCGGGATGTCCTGAGTTGTATATCGAAGCCTAAAACGCGCATGTAGTGTCTTTGCGCCAAAATTAGGCCGAAACGGTATTTTAAAGCGGTAACATTGTTGGCTTTGTGTCAAAACAAAAAAGCCCGCTCACTTTACAGCGGCGGGCATAGCAGAAATTTATACGAATGAAGTTATTTTAATCAAACACAGCGGCTGTAGGCTTTTGAGCCACAGCCGCACGAACGGCGCAATCTTTTGCCTCCAACAATTTTCGTAGGCAGGTTACCGATTCAGCATTTGTTGGAAGTTCGCCGCTCATCAGGTGAGCGAGTTCGCAAAAGGGTTTTGACACCAATTGCAGGTGTTCGGGAAGGTGTTTGTACTCGAAAAATTGTAGTAAAAATTCCATATTTAGGTTTGTTTATTTTAAATTCGGATGATACTTCTTTAGCCACCTCCGGCGGGTAACGCAAAACGAGCGGTAAGACGAATACTTTCTGCGTTTGAACGCCTCAAAATATTCATCCTCCAACTTTTCATACGTCTTTCTCCTGTCCTCTGTGTGGATCATAAACAGGTAATAGCGCTTCATAAAGCCGTCCACTTCGAGTAGGTCGAGGGCGGCGGCTTGTATTTCGATGGTTTCAGTCATGCCTTTACTGTTTTACCGTTCAAAATCCGCTCGATTGATTCGTGCCGTTGTTTGGCGGTGGTTTCCAGGTTGTATTTTCGCTGAATTATATCGGCAGACATACCCCAAAGCGTCCGGGCTTGTTCGTAATCTTCCACCCATTTATCTACCGCGCCATCCCATCCGTGCTTTCCGGCATAATTCGTCAAACACACCCCGCCGGACATTGTGGCCTCAATCCATGCAATATTTGATTTTGCGTCGTTGAACTGATTCTCCACTAATGGCTTCCAAACACCGTTAAACCTTTCCGCTTTCAATTGATCGAAATACGACACAATGCCGTCGGAATATTCCAAAAGCCGGATGTTTTGGCCGTGATCCAGCGAAGGTAGGCAACCCCAAAACGTCCATTGAGTAGCCTTGCTTTTGATTTGCTCGTACGCTTCAGCACCGGCCAAATACACATCTTCCTTTTGGATGTCTTTACCGCGCCACATCCAGCGGCCACGGTCGGGCGCCGGTTCTTTCGGTAAATCTTCGGGCAGAATAGCGTTCGGGATAATTTCACCTTTGCCCAGGCAGTCGCATTCGTATAATAACTGTTCTGTGCTTACCCAAAAGTAATCACACATGGAAAATATCTCCCTGGATATGTGGGCGCGATTGGCAAAATACATAGATTCTGTATGGTGCGCGGGCACGTTGGTAATCGCATCGTCAATGTCCAAAATAAATTTGGCATCCGGTCGAATACCCCGAACGAAGCGCACAAAGTCGAGCGTTTCCTGGTCCGCAGGACGCGAAAGGATGAAAAGATCGGTGTACCAAACATCGTCCGGTGTGGGCCTGCGGGTTGTTTTGATGTTGTACTTTCCGGGATACAGGTAGCGCATAACCATAAACGGGCGGTACAGTCGCCACCATGTGACGGCGTTGAGGGTTTCGTATTCTCTGATTAGGATGTTAATCATTTTTGGCGCATTTCATAAACCTGAGCAACAAGCAACGCAATATTGGCGGCAATGGCAACAGAAAGCACAGCCCACCATGTAGGCAAAACAAACCAGGCCGAGATAATGGCCCCGATGCAGACGTAACTAATGTCCCGCAAAAATTCTCTGGCAAATTTTATAATTTCCTTCATAGCACCATCAAAATTTCCTCCTCTCGCATGATTAAATAATCCACGCCCTCGTGTGTGATTTCGTGGCCCCGATACGCGCCATACAGAACAATGTCGCCGGGCGTTACGGTCATCAAGTTGCCGTCTTTCCCCGGGCCGACAGCAATCACTTCGCCGCGTTGCGGTTTTTCTTTAGCGGTTTCGGGTATAATGATACCGCCTTTGGTTTTTTCCTCGGCGGGGAATGGTTTGATAATTACTCGGTCGTTAATAGGTTGCATATTATAGCCACTTTGGCGGTTTTGTTTCGTTATCGTCTTTGTATTCGCCCCAAAGCGCATAGGCCAGCGCAATCACAATACAGGCAAAAATTATAATTCCTATTCGCATGGCAGGCCGGTTAATTCAGTCCACAGTCTTTGCAAGTACGGTTCACCCTCTACCTGCCAGATTTTGAAACTTTCGGCGTGGTGGTGATCGGGAAAACCGTTTTGAGAAAAGGCGACCATGTAATTTTCCATTTTGCGTTTAAATTGCGGGTAAGAGCGGAGGGAGTAGTGCTTGTAATAAGCAGAGGTTTCAAGCGTTGGCGGATGCTCTTCAATGAGGTGGTTCCCCATGCTGATTGTCGTTTCTGGCGTGAGTAAGCCGAAACACTTTCTTTGTGGTTCCTGCCATTCTTCGCGGCCATCGGGTAGGATGTTAAGGTATTTTATTTCGCCCCACGATCCCGGCGCGCTGTCTGTCATTGGCGGCTCTATAAGCCACCCGGAAACCACCAAAAACTCATCCGCATCCGCCGGAAAAATCCAGTCGCAACCATCGGCAAGGGCGCGGTTTTTCAGGTAGTTGATGACGCGGCGGCCCGGCCAATCGGTAGCGAAGTCTGACATTTGGCCGCCGCCCAATCCGGTATTTTCCATCCAAAATTTACGAACGATATCGCCGCTTCCATCCACGCTGCCATTGTCGCACAGATAGAAATTCCGCACACCAAGACCATACCAATGCTCCAGGCACTCGCCCAAAATATCCGCTTCGTCGCGGAACATCATTAAGACGGCTGGTTTCATATTTCGATTTCGGTTAAAGGCGTTCCGTCTCGAAACGCATTATATAACTTGTCGCCGTTATCGTCTGTCGGCGTTCTTGGTACCGATATTGACACAGGAAACCCATCAACAAAAAGCGTGAGTTCCGTGGATACCTTTGTGAGCACCCCTACCATGCCCGCGCAAGGGCCGTAGGATTCATACGCTATTTCAAAATGCTGCACATAGATTTTGCCGCCTGTTATTTTCATGCTCCAATGTATTTTAAAACCACACAGAAGCCGTTTTTTGCTTTATCGTCCGGGTCTTGCGCCTTGCAAACCTCCCAATCTTTACCCCATTCCTGCGTAAAAATCCACCAACACATTTGGATGAATGATTGCGCAGTCCATCGGGAGTGATGCTCGTCGGTGTCAGGAATAGCGGGCAAAAGTGCGGCATCTTCAATTAACGAAAAAGATACATTTGCGTTTAACCTTCCGCTTACGAACGCTTCTTTTCTTTGCGAAAAACTAAACCGCTCAATATGCTCATCCAATTCCGTCAACGGCTTACCCCGGTCGCTTTCCAGCGCGTCCCGCTGCGGACAAATGATGTACACGTATTGCCGAGATACCCGCATCCATTCTTTTATCGCTGAAATGGGATCGTAAAAATGCTCGATCACATGCGAGGAAATGACAAAATCGTAGGACTTGTCAGGAAACGGTAGTTGGTTTCCGGGCGCAACAACATCCACCGGCATTACTTCGCCGCACAGGCGCACCTGCTCCAGCGCGTACGGCTCAAAGGCAAGGTCTGTGTGGTGAACGCGGTCAACATTGATCGTGTCGAGGCCAAACGAATTGTGGGCCGCACCGCCGATTTCCAGACCCACGAGGCCGTCGAGAAGTTCGTGGGCAAGGGTGGATTCGGGGAAAAATTTAGATGGTCGTATTGGCATAAGTTTTATTTAAATTCGTATTCGCATTTTACGGCCATCCGAATCCTTTGCTTTTCGCCAAGCATGGACAGGCCGTTTATTTCAATCCTACCAAAAACAGTTACTATGCGCATCGGGCCTATTGTGTATTTGATAGACCTGATTGATTCTGGGTCTTTGACTTCGTTCTTTCCGTAAGAAACCCGGTTAAGAATAGGTGAAAGCACTTCGCCGTATAACTCCCTTGTAAAAATCCCCGTTCCGTCGTGCTTCATTTGTCTTATGATGCTGTAATCGCCGACCCAAAGATCAGGGTCGTATTTTATCCAGCCCCCTGAAACCTCAAGCCCGAAAGACTTGATGATCTGCATAGGGTCTGCAATTCTTTTATTGAAACTCATTTTTTACAATCTTAAAAGTTGAGAATCATCCTCCAGCAAGTACGAAGAAATCACCGGCTCCTGCCTGTCTGTCAACCATTGCCCTATGGCGTTGAGTGTGGCGGCAATAAAGTCGATTTTATCAGCGCTTGCGCCCTTGCTTGGTAGGTGGTTTTGGTTTCTATCGTACTGCATTACAATGTTTGACATCATCCACCGCGCTACCGGGTTTCCGTCGTGCAAAACAACCTCTACTTTATTCCCTTCCGCCGCCATTTTTTCCGCATATTCAGGATTTGCACCCCATACCGTCCTTTCAAAGTGTTGCGCGGGCGGCCCTAATTCGCCCCAGGATTGTTGGTAAATCTCCATAGTTATGCCCGCTTCAATCAATCGAGGCGTTAGCCATGCCGAATATTTACTATCATAAGCAATTGCGCGAAGGCGAAGCGGGGTAACAACCTTCATTATATCTTCAAAAATCACATTGTAATCCGTAACATTCCCGCTTGTGGCTTTCAAGTACCCTTCATCGGCCCATTGTGATAAGTACGGCCTGTTTTTTTTAGTTGTTTCGAGCGCCGCTTCGGGTATCCAAAAGTAGGGAATAATAACATATTTTTGGCCATCTCTGGCAGGTGGGAAGTAAAGCACAAAAGAGTTAAAGTCCTTTGTGTTTGCTAAGTCAAGCCCGCCCCAGCATTCCCGCAATTTTAAATCCTCCCAGTCTATCGCCCCGGCGCATTGCATCCATTCCGCATCTGTTACCCATCCATCCTGTGAAGCAAATTCTTCGTTCAGGTTTTTAACCCGGAAATCTACCTCTTTCGTTATGCCTTGGGTGCCGATCTTATTGTACTCAGTCATCAGGGTGTCAACCGACAAACAATAGCCAATCCCTGGATTAACTTTTTTCCAAACCTCCGTATCCTCCCAACTGTCCCCCTCATCCATTTCATAAATAAACGGGAGAAGTTCATCATTTTCAACTATGCCCGAAAGCATATTTTTACATCCTCTCAAAAATTGGCTGTTTGGGCCGTTAGGTAGGTAACCCCCGGTTGTAATGATCCACGTCAAAGGGTCGGGTGTTTTTACCATGCCCGATTCCATTTTGTTCATCAAGTCATCGTTCGGCCATTCGTGGTATTCATCGCAGATAATATACGAGGGGTTCAAACCGTCTTTGCCTTTTGAATCCTGCCCGATATACCCAACCCATGACAGCCCTTTTTTTAGCGAGATCCGGGACGAGGTTTTTCCCTCTGGAATATCCAAGATGCTGGAAAGTTCGGGGTAGTCTATTACCATGCTTCGCAGCATTTCCCTTTGCCTGTCCCATCCGATTTTGGCCTGGTCTTTATTCATAGCCAGCCAGTAAACTTCCGCGTCTCCCTCTTCAAACAAAAAGCCAATCGTCGCCACATTTACAAGGTTCGCCGTTTTGGCGTTGCCCCTGGGTACCTTGCAGTATATTTTTCTAAACCTTCTGCCCCCGCCCTTTCGCCTCCACCCGTAAGCCAAATAAACCAGCGCCGCAAACCAGGGCATAATCTCAAAAGGTTGTCCGGTCTTTACGCCTTTCGAGTAGCGGAACATTGAAAAAATCCGCAAAATATTTTCTGCCTCCTCTTCATCAAAATAGAATTTCCAATCTTTTTCGAGGTCTGCAAAATGCCTGTCTATGGCTAATTTTATCCAATTACAGGATAGGATTTCGCCGGAGCGAACGCCGTTTATGTAGGCTTTTGCGGATTCGGTCATATTACTTTTTTACTCCCTCCCTTTACAAAATCCAAAATCGACGCCTGTTTTTTGTGTTCGTCTTTCGGGGTAACTTTAATACCCATCCGGGCGCGGGGATTAAACCCGAACCTGTCTGAAATACTGGAAACGATTTTCCAAGCGTCGTTCATTGCAACCGTCGGGGTTTTGAAAATCCGTTTTTCTTTTTCGGTTTCAGACGGCGGATTCATTGCCTCGGCCAATGCCGCTTTGTACACAAACCAGGCGCAAACATACATTTCGATCAAATCCATGTCGGCAATGTCGTATGTACCAATGCGTACAATATGCCCCCTGACCTCCAGCCACTTTTCCCGGTGCTTTTTGTCAAAGTATTCGGGAGGTTTGGCGGGTATTTCGGTAGGTTCTATGTGGTTTTCCATACGGTTTTTGTGCCTCGACGGTTCGATG